CAGTTCCAGAGCTGAAGTTCATCAAGCCTTCGCTTGGGAACGTCGGCAGCCTCGTATCCTCTTTGAATAAAGGCGCTAATAGGTAAGCGATAAAATATTGCACCGTTTTCCATAATAGCATGAAATAATATAGGACGTCCTGTAATACTGGTGATACCAAAGATAACACAGTCTTCAACTTCTCCATGATGTTTTTGTAAATCATATAAATACTCTCTTCTTATTTGAGCATAGGTTACTGGTATGTTTGCATTTAAATAAGCCATAGATCATTTTATTGTACCCCAATTTGGACCAGATTCATAGTCTACTTTATTAGGCACTTCTAATTCAACAGCTGACTCCATAATATCTTTTATTTTAGCTGCTTCTAATTCATTTACTACGGATATATCAAGTTCGTCATGTACTTGTATATGTGGTGTAATACCTTCTTTGTGTAATTCTACCATAGCTTTCTTAGTCATGTCAGCTGCAGAACCTTGTATCAATTTATTTAAAGCTTTGTATGTGAAAGCTCTTCTGATCCCTGGTCCGTGTTCCGCGAGCGCTTCTGCGTGTGGTAATGGTTTATGTATACCAAACTGATTGGGCTCCCACAAATGGAACCTGCAAAGTCTACCAAGTAAAGTTCTAACTCTACCTCTATCTTGTGCTCTTCGTGATACACTTTCCATCAACATTTTTACAAATGGAACTTTGTCATGATATGTTCTAAATAAACTTTCAGCATCCTCTTTTGATATACCAAGTTCAGCTTGTAATTTATTTTTACCCATACCATAAAACAAACCAAGATTAATTGTCTTTGCTTGTGATCTAGGTATGTTAGCCATCTCAGCTACAATCTGGTGAAAGTCTGCTTCACCATCATTGTATGCATCTAATACTTCGTTTACCTTATACAAACCATCTAAAGATGCGTAGTGTGTAACAAGACGTGGCTCTTGTTGTGAATAATCAAAACAACCCCATGACATACCTTCTTCAGGTATAAACAAACTTCTGATCCGTGGTCCAAGGTCTTTGTTACGTGCAGGTATTTGCTGTAAGTTTGGATTAGCATAACTGAATCTACCTGTTACTGTACCACCTTGATCGGATCTAATTTGATTGATCTCTGCATGTATACGTCCGTTGTGTTCGTGTTTTAAAATAGTATCTATAAAAGTTGTATGTGCTTTGTTTATCTCTCTTGCTCTTGCAATTTGTTTTACTAACTCGTTAGAGTGATTAGATAAAAAGTTTTTTGTAAATGATGGAGCTTGGGTCTTTGCAGTCTTTTCGTAATGTAAACCTTGATGTTTAAAAACTTTCTCAATAGATCTTGCCGCCCATATCTGTACATCAATACCTGTTTCTTTGTGTACCTTTTCTAAACATTTCTTTTCTTCTGCAACTAACTCTTGTTTTAATTTGTGTGCAGCATCTAAGTCTACACGTACACCTAAAAATCTCATATCAACTAAACATGGAAATAGTTCAGTCTCTAAATTAAATATATCTTCTATGTCTTGGCTCATGATTTCTTTTTTCATTTCTTGCCATAACTTTAATGTAAGTTCTGCATCTTGTTCTGCATACTCACCTACATACATTGCAGGTAGTTTATACATCTCAGACTTAGCATCGATGCCCCAATGGTCCGCAGTTTCTTTCAAAACAACCTCGTTTTTGCCGATTCCGACATAATCACGACCCATGTTACCTAAATCGTAACGAAAGCGATTCTCGTCCACGAGAGAGCCAGCAATCATGGTATCTACGATCTGACCATTGATTTTTAGTCCTGCAGCTCTAATAAAACATACATCGTACATAGCATTATGAAATATCTTTACTGCGTTTGTATTTAATACATCTTGAAACCACTTAAGAACTTTGTTCTTATCCATATTACCACCACCTTCGTGTGCGATAGGATAGTAACCCTTCCAATCTTCTACAGCTACAGCGATACCAACCATCTGACCTTTACCTGTAACAGAACCAGATCCCATAGATTTTAGTTCTGGATCTTTTGTCTCCAAGTCAATTGCGATCTCATCATACTTCGATAGATCAGGAAATGATTCGGGTGGTAGCCACTCCGTTTGTGGTTTAAATACTGGTTTCATTTTTTATCTTTCAATTTTTTAATTTCCAAATCACAATAGTGTTTGATTTTCTCCAAGTCTTCTATACCATTTTTGTGTAAATATCTACAAACATATTTCACAACGTTGCCCTGGAAGAATGATAAATCATTTTTTGAAATAAATTCGTACGGTTGAATACGAAAATTTTTGTAATGTGATCCCCCGATTTGACGGTCTTGTGGAAACACATCTTTAAATATATCTTTTGATGTCATAATGTTTCTTTGTTTGTGGTTCTATAATAAAAAGATTGTTCTCTGTTCTTGTGCATGCAACATAAAACAATCTATGCATTTCATCTGGATTTATATTTTTATATTCATAAAAATGTGAAGCAGACAAATCTGTTGTTACAACTACATTCTCTCGTTCATTACCTTTAACGCCATGTATTGTAGATATTTTTATTCTAGGATCTCTTGTTAAATCTTCTCCAGATTTTATAAGTTTTAATATTTTATTTATATCTTTATCACCTAGTTCATCTAGAGCTTCATACCACTCAGCTTCTGTTAATAATCCAAACTTTTCTTTTAAAATGTCTATATCGTAGAACTGATCTTTAGGCATATCTTTTGATAATTTTTTATCCCAGTTTTTATTCATTCTTGCTTTTATTTTTTTAATATCATTGAAATGCAAAGGAACACCTGTACGTAGTTGATTCCATTTTTCTATTACTTCATAAATATGTTTTACTCTTGGCGTTATGCTTCTTCTTTGCCAATACAAATTCTTTTGATCTAATATATCTCCTATGTCTTTTAATAAGTAGTTTGCTGTTGCAAGAACTAACCACTTACCTTGACTAAAATCTATATCAGATAATTCTTGTTCGTGTTGTACGTTTCCTTCAAAATCTTTAGGAAAATATTTTTTATCAACTCTAGCTTTTACTTTACTAATAATACTATTAGCCAATAAAAATGGTTGTCTTGGTACTCTTTGTGATTGTTCTAAAATTCTTCTCGTGCCTTCCAAGTTTATAAATGTATCTACATGTGCACCATTCCATTTGTATATACCTTGATCATCGTCACCAGCTATAAAAGAATCAGTGGATGCTTCTTCTATTTTATTAACTAATTTCCATTGTATCAAACTTAAATCTTGTGCTTCATCAACAAACATTACACGTAGTTTTGGTGGTGTGCCTTCTTTTAAAAATTTTTCTATCATGTCACAAAAATCTATAAGACCATGTTGTTCTTTGTATCTCTTCAATTCACTAGTAACTATTTCAAGTTTTCTATAAGATATCTTTGAATCATTTGTTTGGTGATAGTGTTGTATAGGATCTATATCTTTTGATCTTGCTACGTTTATTAATTGTATGTATGGGTTTTTAGAATGAAATACACCTTCGTATTCATCATCTTGTCTTACTCCTTCCAACTCTATACCAATTTTATCACCTAGATCTTTGTAATGTTTTTCTTTCATAACCTGGTCTTTACTCAAACCAAGTTGGTTAAAACAAAAAGAATGTAATGTTTGAAAGTAAGGTAGATCCTTAAAGTCTAATTTAAATTTTGCAGCTGCTCTTTGTTTACCTTCTTCTGCAGCATTTTTACTAAACGTAAAGTATCCAATTTTTTGTGGATCTGTACTTGTTAAAAACTCTTCTATATGTTTTAGTAATGTATAAGTTTTACCTGTACCTGGTGGTCCATATATTATTGTTCTCATTAGTAGTTATCCTTTTTAAATGTTTTTGGTTTATATGTTTCTTCTTTCTTGTCAAATCTAGCTACAACAAATACAGATAGCTTATGTTTACCCACACGTTTTGTAGAACAGTTTAGATTATCTTTTAACATTTGTGATGTTCTTTGATACGGCACCTTCCAATGTTTCCTAGCTAAATAGTTATGAAAAAAGTTATCAAATACAAAGTGGTGGTATCCTTCTTTTGTATATGTTCCACCATTCTTTAGATCTTCAAAATCATCTTTCTGTATTCTGTTTACACAATAATCTTCTAAATAGTTTTTCAAAATATCTTTAGTGCTTGTTCCTTCTGCAGGTTCTGTAATCTCTGCATTTCTCAATAAAATGTTTGTAATTTTTTTCCATTCACTTGTTTTTAGTGTAATAGGATTGTTTCTTAATTGTTTAACACATTCTTCTTGAAATAAACTTTGATTTGTTAAATGTTTTGCTGAATCTAAATACAATCTATCACCATCTACATTCAAATAATAATATGGTTCTTCTAAATTAATTACCTGTAAATCTGTTAAACTAGGAAAAACAGGTTCTTGTCCTATACCAAACTTTCTAGATTTACATAATTTTTTATCGCATAAACTACACATTGGTTGGTCATTACATTTGTATCCCCAATCTTTTTTGTCATGTTGTTTTTTTATTATATCGACTTCAACATCTGTTAAAGGTGATTGCATTGCGGTTTCGTTAAATACAACTAATTTAGATTTCCAATTTTCTGGCCATTTAGATTTTGCATACACACCATAATGAAACAAAGCATTGTTTCTACCACCCTCACCTATTTTATTTTGTGCCATCAATTCTATACATGGCGGTCCATCTGAATATGGAGTCTGTGGTCTTTTTATTTCCAAACTTTCTATAATGTCAGCCGTTACAACTTTTGTTTCATACAATTTATAAAAACCCTCTAGACTAGCAGCTTCACCATCATTATCAAAGGCATATCTTACTGTATCATCACCATTAAAGTATGGTAAATTTAAAAAATTTCCTGTATCATCTTTCGATTTTAATTCTCTTTGTTTTGGAAAAACTTCTGATCCACCATAACCCAACACAGATCTAATCTCATTTAATTTATCCTGCATTACTCTTGCAGATACATAATTTGATGAAAATAAAAATACATGTGCTCCGCCAGATTTAGATCTGCATACAATCAATGGTAATTTTAAAATTTTTATTTTGTTTATTAATTTTTTGTGATCAAATTCTGCGTATGAGTCTATATCAATACAACCCCATTTACATTCATTGTCATCGTTTATAGGTATGATACCTAAATTTTCTGTACCCTGTAAATGTTTCAACCATAATTCTGGTGTAACCATTTCTCTTTTTACAAATGATTTACCTTTTACTTTTTGACCATTACCGTTTGATTCGCCTACGATAGTGACACCATGTGCTCGGTCTAAACCTTCAAATATATCTTTAAATCTTTCTATTCTATCTTCTATCATATTTTTAAAAGTGGGCGTGGCCACTCTCGCTTAGACGCCCACTACCTAGGATTCTAGTAGTTTGAAGATGTTGCAGTAGATGTTTCTTCTGCACCATGTTTCGCTTGGATCTCACCCTTACCTACACTAGTTGCAAAGTTCTTAGCCATGTCATAGATATTTTTTTCTGTGACAGGACCAATCTTAGACACATCCCAACCAAACCATGTTCCTTTGTCGTTAGACATCTGAACGGTTGATAGTTTATAAATGTGGCTGTATGTAGGCGGAGTAAATAAACCATTCTTACCCTGCATTTTTAAACCCATCATCATTGAGTTCCATTTTCTACTCACTTTTAATTGAGTAGACTTCATAGATATCAATGCTGTTTCTGGATTGTCACCAACGATAAGTACAAAGTGATTGGCAGTATTATCTAAATAGTTACCGTTTGGTAATCTATCTTTATAATCTTTACCTCTAGTCGTTTGACTAATGATATCACTGTCTGCCTCGTGAATTGCAACAGGTGCACCACTGCTGGTACCTCTGTCTTGCCATTCAATGTACTGTCTTTTGTAATGACATGG